ATAGCTATGGAAACTTTGCTCATAAGAACTTTACCTATTATGGAAAAGAAAACAGGTCTTAAATTAAACCCAACATATTCTTATGCAAGAATATATAAACCTGGTGATGTTTTACACAGACACAAAGATAGATTTAGTTGTGAAATATCTACAACATTAAATCTTGGTGGTGATCCTTGGCCTATACATTTAGAACCAAAGAAAAATGTAGGTATACCTGATGGTAAAAAATTAACAGCTTCTAGTAATAATAAAGGTATTTTAGTTAATCTAAAACCTGGTGATATGTTAGTTTACAGAGGCATGGAGTTAGAACATTGGAGGGAAGAGTTTCAAGGTGATAACTGTGCCCAAGTATTTCTACACTATAACGACCAAAAATCTAAAGATGCGGATAAAAATGTAAATGATAGAAGACCGCATTTAGGACTTCCAGCCTGGTTTAAAAAGTGATATAGTCTTTAGATGGGGACAGTGACTCCACCACATACCTCACTGTTCCCTTTTAAGGACATATTATGAGTTTAGGATTTGACGCAATAGCAGCATTACCATTCGCTACATCAGGACCTGATAATAGCGTTAATGTATCTGTATCGGCTAACCAATTAACTATTACTATTGGAAGTGTAGGTATCATAGCGGATGCTGTTACAGAGGATGCAACTCCTAACCCATTAACTTTAGGTCTTGGTACTTTAAGTATTACTGGTCAAGCAAATGTAAGTGTTACAGCTAACCCATTAACATTAGGTGTTGGAACGGTTACAGTTACAGCAGATGCTACAGCTTCCCCTACAGCAAATGCATTGACGTTGGCGACCGGAAATGTTACAGTAACAGGAACGGCACTTGTAAGCCCTAGTGGGGTACCACTAACGGTAAATACAAAAGAGCCAGGTATAATAACATGGAACGAAATAGTTCCAGGAGCAAACATGGTTTGGACACCAATAGATCCAAGTTAAAATTATGGCATCAACATTTTCATCAGATTTAAAATTAGAAATAGTAGCAACCGGAGAGAAAGCTGGTCTTTGGGGCACTATCACAAATACTAACTTACAAATTTTAGAACAAAGCGCTAGTGGCTATCAAGACATTAGTATGGCTGGTTCAAGTGTAACTTTACTTTTATCAGATGGCGCAACATCAAACGGTAAAAACTTTTATTTAAAACTATCTGGAACTTTAGGTGGTGCTAGAACTTTAACAATGCCATCAGGATCTGAAAGAGTTTGGATTATAAGTGATGAAACAGTTAGAGGCACTGCTAATAATACTTTAAGTGTTTTAACAGCTAGTGGTACATCTCAACCTGTCCCGCCAGGAGCAACTTTACTTTGTGTTTCTGATGGCACAAATACAACAACAAGAATTATAGAAAAAGGTTATGCAACTATAACTGATTCTAACTCACCATACGCAGCTGTGGCTGGTGCACAAATATTTGCTAACACAACAGCTAACCCAATAGAAATTGATTTACCTGCATCTCCAGCAGTAGGTGATGAAATTACTATTATTGACACTAGAGGCACGTTTGGATCTAATAACTTAACTATTGATAGAAATGGTCAACCTATAAATACAGGAACATCTAATTTAGTTTTAAATACAAACGGACAAGCTATTACTTTAGTTTACGTAGATGCCACTAGAGGTTGGGCTTTCAAAACAAATACAGCATAGGAGCTAACACATGGCTCTTCAACAAATTAAATTTGCGCCAGGTATAGATAGACAGGACACCTCTGTTGGTGCTGTTGGTCGTTGGACAGATTCAGACTTAACTAGATTTAGATATGGATTACCAGAAAAAGTTGGTGGTTGGCAATCACTTCTTACAGACACAATTGTAGGTGTAGTTAGAAAAGAGTTTGCGTTTGTAGATCTAGATGGAAATAGATATGTAGCTTTAGGCACAGATAAATTTTTACTAGTTTACTTTGAAGGACAACTATTTGATATTACTCCTTTAAAAACTAGTATCACTGGTGCAACACTTTCTACAAACTCTACAACAACAGTTACAATAACAACTTCAGCTGCACATAATATAAGCGAAGGTGATATAGTTTTATTTGATAATGTAACACTACCAGGTGGTACAGGTTTTTCTGCATCAGACTTTGAAGATAAAAAGTTTCAAGTTATTACAGTTCCAACTCCAACAACTTTTACAATTACAATGGGATCAGCTGCAACTGGTACAGTGGCTACTGGTGGTAGTATAACTTTAAAACCTTACGAACCCGTTGGTCCAGCTGCACAAAACTATGGCTATGGTTTTGGTATTGGAAATTATGGCGGTACGATTACAGGTGTTGGAACAACAACAGTTAACAACAGTGGTGTAATTGCTGCGGGCGCATCATCTTTTGTTGTGACAGATTCATCTGTATTACCAGCAACAGGAACTTTATTAATCAACAGTGAGCTAATGACTTACTCTGGTAACAACACAAGCACAAATACAATATCTGGTGTAACAAGAGCACAAGGCGGAACAGCAGATGTTGAACATGCAAATGGTTCTACAGTAACAAACGCCACAGACTTTACAGGTTTTGGAGAAGCGGTGACCGCATCAGCTGTTACACTTGAACCTGGCCTTTGGTCTTTAAATTCTTTCGGTGAAGTTTTAGTAGCTACAATATTAAATGGTAAAACATTTACATGGAACGCTGGTGTTGCTAGTCCAACAAGTAATAGAGCGTCAACAACTACATCTGGATTTGAAACAACAAACAATCCCACTGCAACTAGAACAACTTTAATATCACCAACAACAAGACACTTAATACATTTTGGAACTGAGGTTACTATTGGAAACACAGGAACTCAAGACGATATGTTTATTAGATTCTCTGCCGATGAAAGTATTAACGAATATACTATTGAAGCAACTAATACAGCTGGTTCACAAAGACTTCAAGATGGAACGAGGATCGTCGGAGCGTTGGTTGCAAAAGAAAATATTCTTGTCTGGACAGACAACGCACTTTACACAATGAAGTTTGTTGGTGCACCTTTTACATTTGGTTTTGAACAAGTAGGTACAAACTGTGGATTGATAGGACAGAATGCAGCCGTAGAAATAGATGGTGTTGCATACTGGATGTCTAACAATGGTTTCTTCTCTTTTGATGGTACAGTAAACTCATTGCCATGTTCAGTAGAAGATTTTGTTTACGATAATATTGATACAACAAAAGGTCAACAAATCTGTGCAGGTATAAATAATTTGTTTACAGAAGTTTTATGGTGGTATCCATCATCAACCGCTACGTTTAATGATAGATCAGTAATTTATAACTATGGTGCAAAAGCACCACCAGGTGAAATGGGTAACTGGTATAATAATACAAATACTAATTTTAACAGAACAACTTGGATTGACTCTCTTGTTTATCCTAAGCCTTATGCAACAGCTTACAACAGCACAGGTACAGGAACTTTTCCTGCCATTGTAGGTGAAACAGGATTAGGTCAAAGTGTTTTCTTTGAACATGAAATAGGCACAGATCAAGTTAACCCAGATGGTAGCACAACAGCTTTATTATCTTTTATACAATCATACAATTTTGCTTTACAAACAGACCAGGGTATTGGAGAATACTTTTTGGCTATGCGTAGATTTTTACCAAACTTCAAAGTATTGACCGGTAATAATCAAGTGACTATATCTGTTTCTGATTATCCATCAGAAGATGTAACAGCTACAACATTAAGTCCTTTTACAATTACATCGTCAACCACAAAAGTAGATACTAGAGCTAGAGGACGATATGCAAATTTAAAAATAGAAAATACAGGTGCAGGTGAGTCTTGGAGATTTGGTACATTCCAAGCCGATCTACAACCAGATGGAAGAAGATAATGGCAAAAATAGTAGTAAGATTACCAGAACCAAAAAAAGAATACACAGAAGACAACCAAAGACAAATTAACAGAGCTTTGGCTTCTGTAGTAGAACAATTAAACTCTACATTTTTAAGACAACAAAAAGAAGACCAAGAACGATTTACTTGGTTAGGACTAGGCTAATGGCAAATATATATTTAAATAAAAAAGCAAGTTTAACAAACACAGATCTAACTACATTATACACAGTGCCCTCTAATGCAAGAGCAATTGTTAAATCTATAAATGTAGCAGAAGACGCTGCGGGTTCAGCAGCTGTAAAAGTAACTTTAACTAATGCAGCAGGCACAGCTTTTGTAATTGATAATGATGTTAGTTTAACTTCTGGTTTAAAGGAACAAGTATTAACAGAACCTTTAATTATGGAAGAAAGTGAAATATTAAAAGTGCAGGCAAGCAGCGGTAATGTAGATGTTATTGCATCAATATTAGAAATAAATAGGGAGGACAGATAATGTCATTTGTAGAAACAGAAGCTTCTGTAAGGTATGAGATAGTAGATGGTAAAAGAATACCAATTATTACACCAAAAACAGAAGTAACATTGACAAACACTGAAACAGGTCAAGAATACATGTCAGACGCAGAAGCTATGCAGGATGTACAAAATCCTAATAGTTCTACTAAATCTGAACACATCAGAAGAGATGTTCATGTAACTGTAGAGTCAATACCTTTAGGTACGGCCACAAATATCAGTGATTGACGAAGAGTAAAAAAACAAGTAAAATGCACGATACTGCATATATCAAGCGTGGCAGCCTTGCATTTCACTACATTAATTAGAGATACATTATGGGATTTTTTAAAAAAGTATTCAGACCAGTTCGTAAAATAGCAAAGAA